AGGCTTTTCATGAAAAGATGTACTCTAACCTAGTGGATTTAATCAATGTAGGTGAAGGGTTTGAAATCTTTGAAAAATTGCAATGGATAAAAAATGAGAGTCCCGGGAAGATTATCGAAAAACTTAAAGATCTACCCTATATCTATTATCAAGGAAAAGAAGGGGCTATTTATCCTTCTACTAAAGTTAATTGGGATTTAGTGCCGATAGTAAAGACCGGAGTAAGAAGAAGGATAATCTTAGGGGGTAGGGGTTGCAGGAAAAAATGTAAATTTTGTTATACTTCCTGGACCACCAAATATCAGAATAATCCCTATTTACCTAATGTTGATAAGCAAGTAATGATTATAAGCAATGATAATTTAGGACCTAAACAGCTGTACCAGAGAGCTTATGTAAGGTCAATTACTGCAGAAGGTTATTTGAAGATGACTAAAGCTCAAGCTAAAACCTGTTATTATTACCGGATAGGTTTAGAGTCATTTTCAGAAAAAACCAGAAAATTCTACGGAAAACCTGTCTCCGGTGAGCAGATCAGGAGAATAATGGAAGTGTCAAGAGAATTTAATCATCGGTTAACCCTGTTTATTATTGCTGGATATGAGCCCCAGGAGAGCGTAGAGGAATTTTGTAATTCTTTTGAACAAGATACTAAATATAAAAATCCTAAAATTGAGGTAAAAATGACCTATCTTGAACCTACTTTACACACTCCATTACAGGATTTCGATATAAGGAAGATGTATCGCTGGGATAAAAATTATCTGATCAGCACATTAACTTATGCTTCTCAAAGATTTAGGATCTGGAGCATGAAAAGGGATTTTGGGGGTGCCTATTGGAGAACCTATTTACACCGAGCAAGGACCCGGGAAGAGATTGAGGAAGTTTACCGGTGGAAAGGAAAAACCGGGAAAGAGATATTAGAATTAATTGAGCAAAAAGGATGGCTGCATTTATATAATCAAAATAATTCTACCAATATAAAATTTTGGTATGAGAGGGAATGAAAAGATGAAAGAGACGCTTAGACATATAGAAGCTTTTGAATATTTTTATAGTTTAGGTGGAAAAACTTCTGATGTCAGTAAAGTGTCAGTAAAATGTCAGTTAACTGAAAGAACAATTTGGCGTTGGTATAAAAATTTAAACTGGCGCGAGAAGATCGAACAAAGGAATATAGAAAATTCAAAAGAGCTCGCTAAAAAAACCGATAAAACTGTTTTAGATACTAAGGCTAATTATCGGGCTGAGATAAAGGCTCAATTCAGTATTTTAAAGAAAATGCTTAATGAATTGATTGAAAAATTTAAGAATAACAAAGGAATTGAGATAAAAGATATCACTGGCCTAAAAGATGTAATAGGCTGTTATGAAAGACTTATTAATATGGACTTAACCTTAATGGGTGAAGTTTCAGAAAGAGAGGAGATTGCATTAAGGGATGCAGATGAAAAGCTCTTTAATAAAATCAATAGCATTATTGCCAGAGAAAAAAAAACAAAGGGTCTTAAAGGAAATAAAAAATTTAAGCAATGACGAAAAGTTAAATTTTTTATATAATTGGAGGCTCTGGGCCCGGTCTAAACAATTACCACCGAAAGGAAATTGGTTTGGCTGGTTATTAAGATCAGGAAGGGGATTTGGTAAAACTCGTTCAGGGGCAGAATGGGTAATAGATCGAGTAAAAAAGGGGTTTAAAAGAATAGCTTTAGTAGGACAGACTAAAGCGGACGTCCGGGATGCCATGATAGAGGTAGGGGAATCTTCAATATTGCAAGTTTCTAATCCTTTTTTTACACCTAATTATGAGCCTTCCAAGAGGAGATTGACCTGGCCTAATGGGGCAATTGCTATAGCTTATTCTGGAGATGAGCCAGACCAACTAAGAGGAGAACAGCACGATACGGTCTGGATCGATGAGCTGTCAAAATTTAAGTATCCACAATTAACCTGGGACAACATGGAATTCGGTTTGAGAATAGGACCTAATCCGCAAGTGGTAATTACTACTACCCCCCGGCCTATTCCTATTATTAAAAATTTAATCGATGATCCTGATATAAAAGACATAAGAGGGAACAGTTATGAGAACATAGACAATCTATCAGAAAAATATATCAATCGGGTAATTAAAAAGTATGAGGGTACAAGATTAGGAAGGCAAGAAATTCATGGCTATATTTTAGAGGATAACCCCGATGCCCTGTGGACCAGAAAGATCATTGAGAAAAATCGTAGGAATAAAGCTCCTAAATTAATCAGGGTGGCCATTGCAGTTGATCCTCAGGCTACCGATAATATCATGTCCTCTGAAACCGGGATAATTGGAGGTGGTTTAAGTGAGGATCGGCACGTCTGGATTTTGGAAGATGCCACCATAAAAGGAAGTCCGGATAAATGGGGAAATGCAGCGGTAACTGTCTATCATAAACTTGAAGCGGACCGGATAATAGGAGAAGTAAATAATGGCGGTGACATGGTAGAATATATTATCAGGTCAATTGAGGCTAATATATCATATAAGAGCGTCAGGGCTTCAAGGGGCAAATATATTAGGGCTGAACCAGTATCGGCTTTATATGAACAGGGGAAGGTCCATCATGTTGGGAGTTTTCCAGATTTAGAGGATCAGCTTTGTGAGTGGGTGCCAGGGGATAGATCACCGGATCGATTAGATGCCCTAGTCTGGTTAATTTTTGAATTAATTCCTGATATGTTAGAAGATAGTTTTATCATAGAAGGAAAGAGTGCAGGAAGGAGAGCGACTGCTGATCAAAACTGGTAATAATGACCCGATAATTTATTTTATGTAAAGTAAAATAACTTGACAATAAATAATTAATATGTTATCTTGAAAAAAAATACTTGAATTTTCGTCAGAGCACCATTAGAGAGCCAGAACGAAATCTTTAAAAGATTTTTACTGGCTCTCTTTTTTTATTTCTAAAGGCGATATCAATGGATATAAAAAATATATTTCAAAATACCAAAGAGACTATAAAGAAATTAGTTAAACCAGAGATGGGCGAAATGTCCAGTTCTGGAACGGATATTTGGGGAATTAAAAATCTTCCCATTTACAACCCAGATGATCTAGTAGGAAAAAAAGGGCTTGATATTTATAGGACCATGCAAAAACGGGATGGCCAGGTTAAAGCTGTCTTTATGTTAAAAAAGCATGCCCGTTTATCTACCCCCTGGAGTATTAGACCGGAAGATGAGAATGATCAAGATGCAGTAAAACAGGCTGAATTTATAGAGCATTGTTTTTCAGAGATGAAGGGAAATATAAATAATTCTCTACTTAAAATATGGAATGCCATGAGAGATGGTTATTCTGTGGCTGAGATTAATTATAAGATTATCCCCAGTGGAGAGTTTGAGGGAATGATCGGGATTGATAATATCAAGGTAAGAAAAGCTACAAATTATATGTTTGAATGTGATGAGCATGGCAATATTAAAGAGGAAGGATTGATAGAAGCCGGTAAAAACCACTTACCTATTAATAAATTTATTCTATTTACCTATAATCCCAATGATGATGATGCAGAAAGTTTATATGGTGAGAGCGATTTTAGGGCTGCCTATCGCTATTATTTTTCTAATGATATTGTACAAAGATTTTGGAATATCTTTTTAGAAAAGTTTGGCCAGCCTACTGTAATAGGTCGTTATGTTGCCGGTACTCCCAAGATTAAACAAGATGAATATTTAGACATCTTAAAAAATATACAGACTGATACTGCAATAGTTATGCCTGTAGGTTTAGAAGTTGAACTTTTGGAAGCTACTAGGAGAGGAGATGCAAGTTATAAAGAAGCCTTTGACACCAATAATGCGATGATAGCCAGGTCCCTGTTAGTAGGTACTCTTTTAATGGATACTGGAGAAAAAGGGTCTTGGGCCTTATCGAAAACTCATTTTGATATTTTTATTTACATTCTTGATTATTTAGGGGAGGAAACCGAAGATACTATAATCCGGGAGCAGGTCATAAAACGATTGATAGATTTTAACTTCCCTCAACCTAAATATCCTTATTTTAAATTTGAGTCACTGATTAAAGAAGACCAGAAGGCTAAAGCTGAAATTGCCAAGATGTTAGTTGATGCAGGGTTGATTAATCCAGAAGAGGAATGGGTAAGAGGATTTTTGAAGATCCCAGCCAAAGAAGAGGGGATAGTTTTACCTGAACCAAAACCTAAAGGCGGATTATTTACAGAAGATTATCAGGTTAGACTATCAAGACAACCCAATCAATATGAAAAGAAATGTAATTTTACCAGGATAATCAAGAATTTAGATAACTTTGAAGTAAAGGCTAAAGAAGAACTTGAAGAGATTTTAATTTGGCAAAAGGATGCCCTCAAAAAATCAATTATAAAAGCCAAGATTATGGAATCCCAGAATGCCCGGGAAGTAGAGAAACTTCAATTACATTATGTCGGTGAGTTTAGGAATTGTATTGGAAAATGGCTACAGGAATTATTTGAATATGGAATGAGTGAAGTAGAAAGTGAATTAAAGATTAAAAAATTTGTGGGGTTGCCTATTAAAAAATTTGTGGGGTTGCCTGCTGAGAAGGCTTTGCAATATTTAAAAAATAAGGCTTTTTGGATCGCTGGAGTAACTAGAGATACTATCTTAAAGGATGCCAAAGGGATACTTTATACTGGGATGAAAAACGGTTCAACTACCACAGAAATTATGTTCTTATTAGACCAATTTTTTAAAAAGTTTGCTAATCCGGGAGTATTAGAAATAAAAGAAGGCAAACTTTTAACTGCTCAGCATTTAGAAAATATAGTTAGGACTAATTTCTCAGATGCCTATAACCAAGGTAGGCAAGACATGATGGAAGATCCTGAGGTAAAAGACATCATGGCCGGGGAAATGTTTTCAGCTATAATGGATGACCGAACTACTGAAATCTGTCAAGCCCTCGATGGCCAAATATTTATATATGGTGATCCTGATATAGCTAGGTTTACTCCACCATTACATTATCAATGTCGCTCACAATTAATCCCAGTAACTAAATATGAAACATTTGAGGCGATTAAACCAGAATTGAAAGCTAGGGCCTTACCGATGAAGGGTAAGGATTTTATAAATATGGAAGGAGATGAGTTATATGCCTTACAAATATCCTAGTAATATCCCGGAAGGGATAAAAAAACTACCAGTCGAAGCCCAAAAGACTTGGATTGATATATTTAATTCGGCTTGGGAAACTTATAAAGATAGAGATGACCAAGAGGCTTTAGCAGTTGCTACTGCCTGGGCTGGACTTAAAAAAGCAGGTTGGAAGAAAGATAAAGACGGTAACTGGGTCAAAACTGGAGAGCAGGGGAATCTAACTACTATGGAATTAGCACTTTTGGAAGCCTATTCCCAGACCTATGAGCTTAAAGATGTTGAGGTATTTGGTACTGGAGAATGGAATAAGCATAAAATAACTGATGAAGATCTTGATAATATCGTAAATGGAACTAATGAAATAATCGATCAATTAAAGCCCAAAGTAAAGTTGGGACATGATGACAAACAGAAACTTTTACAAGCCTCAGGTTTGCCTGCTGGTGGCTGGATTACTAAATTAAAGAAGGTAGGCAATAAGATTTTAGTTGATATCAAAGAAGTGCCTAAGGTCTTATATGAATTAATTAAAAATGGAGCATATAAGAGGATATCCAGTGAGATTTTATATGATTATACCGAGCCCAGCACCAAGAAAAAGTATGAAAAGGTCCTTTCGGCAATAGCCTTTTTAGGTGCTGATCTACCAGCAATAACTAATTTAAAAGATATTGCTGCCTTATATGATGCTGATGAGAATGCTAATTTAATTATATACGAGAAACAAGAAAAAATAAAAAGAAAGGAAGTGATTTATATTATGGCGAACGGAACAAAAATTACAGAAGTAGAGGGAAAGAAATTTGTTGCAGTGGAAGATTTTGAGAAAATTACTAAGGAAGCAGGAGAGAATAAAGATTATAAGGTTAAATTTGAAACTGAAGAGAAAAAAGCCAAAGAAGCAGAAGAAAAACTAGGCAAAATCTCTAAGGAAAAAAGAGAAGCCGAAATTAAAACCTTTATTGACACCCACTGCTCCGAAAAAGACATGCGGTTTTTACCTAAACAAAAAGAAGTTTTGATGACTCTTATAGGGTCAACTTCTGATGAGAAGAAGATCAAGTTTACGGTAGATAATAAAGAAGTCGAACTTCAACCTAATTTCTCTGACAAAATTTTTGCTGAATTAAGCAAGGGTGGAGAAAAAGAAGAAGAAGGCAAAGGAAAATTAACTCCAGAAGAAAAGAAGGTCCAGAAGTATATGGATGAGCATAAAGACGTATCCTATCGAGACGCTGTCTTAGCCGTTCTGGAGTCTACTGAAGAAAAGAAAAAATAGTCTAATAAAATAAAAAATGAAAAGAGGTGTTAAATATGTCTCAAGATGTTGTAGCTTTAGATATAACTTTTAAAGCTGGTGAAGCCTTAACTGCTAAGAAATATTATTTTGTAAAACTCGATGCCAATGGCGATGTTGTCGCTTGTGGTTTAAATGGAGTCTCTATCGGTATTTTACAGAATGCTCCTAGTGTTGTCGGGAAGGCTGCTAGGGTAAGAGTATTAGGTACGAGTAAATTAGTAATGGGTGAAGCTTGTGATGAAGGAGAAGCTTTAACTTCTACTGCTGCTGGAGTCGGTGAAGTAGTAGACCTTGCCGATGAGTATGCTGGGGCAATAGCTCTGGAAGCTGCCGGTGCAATAGATGAAATAATTGAAGTTTTAATAACTCACATGTATTCTCCTGTTTCTCATGCTACATAATAAATAATTTATAAAAGAATCGAGGTGAAATTAAATGCCAGAAGTAGAAAATGTTCATAAAGATCAAATTTTAACTAATATTTCCATAATGTACCGTAATGCGGCTTATGTTGGAACAGAATTAATGCCGATTGTACCGGTTAAAAAGAAATCGGACATATATTATATATATGATGATAAAGCTGATCGGTTTAGGATTCCCAAAACTTTGAGGGCTCCTAAGACTGAGTCAAGAACTGTGGATTGGAAAGTAACCACTGATGGTTATGTGTGCGATGAGCATGCCTTAAATGATTTAATTGATGATATAGAGAGAGATAACGCTGATAGCCCTTTAAATCTTGAAGTAGATACCGTAGAATTTTTAACTGATATCCTTCAATTAGGTTTAGAGATGAGGATTAAAGATATATTAGAAGCAAGTTTATCGGCCAATGCTCCAAGTATTAAATGGGATGTTTATGAAACCTCTGATCCGATAGCTAATATTGAAACTGGGAAGGACGCCATACATGCAGTAATTTTCAGAGAACCTAATGTATTGCTATTAGGAAAGGCGGTTTACGATAAGCTAAAACATCATCCCAAGATTTTGGATCGGATTAAATACGTCCAAAAAGGTGTAGTTACTCCGGAACTTATGGCCAGTGTATTTGAAATAGAAAAAGTAATAGTCGGTAAAGCTGGTTATAATACTGCCAAAGAAGGGAAGCCTGAATCTTTATCTTATCTCTGGGGCAAGAATGCCATATTGGCTTATGTAGAGCCAAAACCAGGAGTAAAGAAATTCTCTTTAGGTTATACCTTCCAATCTCAACCGTTTCAAACCAGAAGGGCAAGGATAGAAATAAGACATAGTGATTGGTTTGAAGTGGGTGACATAGAAGCTGAAAAAATGGTTGCTGTGGCTTGTGGATATAGGATATCCCCGGCTATAACTTAATAAATAAAATTAGAGGGGGAGGATTCGATGTTCTTCCCCTCTAATAACAAGGGAGCAATAAATGGCTTTTTGTGAAAATACTGACGTTTTAACTAATTTGAATATGTTGGCAACCGAAGTACCTTCTGCATTGTTAGCTAAAGCTATCATCAAAGCTGATGCAGAAATAAGGGCGGCTTTCTCATCTGATTTATTGATAGCCCTTGATGCCTTAGAAACTACCCCGGCTATCATAAAATCTTTAGCTGAGGATATTGCCTCTTATTATGTGATGAGAGGATTGTATTCGGGAAAAATGCCAAGCACCAATGAATGGATTGACCGATACAAAGAAGCAAAAGAGACCCTTGAAAAGATTGCTAATGGTATTTTACAAATGGAAGGTATTACCGTAGACGTGGGGGCTATTCAATCTACTACCAAAGATTATAAACGGACCTTTGATGAGAGGGATGAGACTAACTGGGGTCCTGATCCCAATAAGATAGAGGATTTAGGCGATGACTAATGGAGCATTAATCAGTTATGAAATAAAAGACGATGAAAAGGTAAAGGCTTTGCTAAAGAAAGCTGGAGATAAAGCTAAAAATCTTCGCATACCTTTGAAGCAAGCAGGAATCTTAATGTTAGGCTCTATCGATAAAAATTTTAGAGAGGAAGGTAGACCTACCAAATGGGCCCCACTTTCACCGATGACCATAGCTATGAGAAGGAAAGAGGGTAAGGGAGCAAAGATATTACAGGATACCGGGATGGGAAAAGGCTCTATTGTTTATGAAGTCGTATCTGATCAGGAAGTCCAAATAGGAACTAGACTTGATTATATGAGGATACACCAAGAAGGTGGCTCTATTAAAATACCGGCAAGAGATATTTTTCCGGTAAAAGCGAGGGCTCTACACTGGGTTGATCCTGACACTGGGGAAGATGTTTTTGCTATGCATGTTCACCAGAAGGCAAGGACTGCAAAAATACCCCAGCGTAAATTTCTACTCTTTCAAGAAGAGGATAAAACAAATATAGTTAAGATCTTCACCGAATATTTAGAGGAGATAGTAAAGTGAAATTAGAGGATATCTGGAATAAGGTTAAGGCTATTTTAGAAGAGGATACTGTTTTAAAAACTTATATTAAAATTGTATATGCAGGGACACGCGATAATATCCCCACAAATAATTTTCCCTGTATTATTTTGGAGCCTACCAATGCACCAGAAGAGGCGATAACCATGCCTCATAAAACGGAGATAAATTTTACTTTAACTATATTTGGTTACATAAAGATTTTTGATGTGGATAAGCAAATAGTCGGGGATGTCACTAATAAAGGTATTCTTGATTTAAATTTTGATATTAAAAAAGCTCTCGGCGCTCATATTGATCTGGATGGGGAATGTCTATATTTTAGTTTCCCGGATACTAGATTTAATTTTAATTCTTATCCGTTTAGGGGAGTAGATATAGATATAAAAATAACTTTAAGGCAGAATTTTGTAACCAGAGAATAAATGAGAAGGTGATTATATGCGATTAAAATATAATCGAAATAGTAAGCTAGAAGTAGTTGGTTTTGGTATTTTTCAACCTAATGAAATTATAAATATTGATAATGAATCAAAGGCTAAAGAATATCTGAAAACTGGCTATTTTAATGAAATAAAAGAAATAAAAATAGAATCTAAAAAGAAAGGAGTGATAAATAATGCCACAAGGATCAAGAGGACATATAGGATTAAAAAAAGAATTAATTTGGGGAACTAAAGAAAGTGGAGTTAATGATTTTTTCTTACCGTTTGTTAGTGAAACCCTGATCCCGAATATTGAAGATGTTTTATCTGCTGCCCAAAGGGGAATACTTGACGAGCCAATATCATATCAAGGAGAAAGGGCTTTTGCTGGTAATGTTATTGTAGAAGTACATCCTGCAAGTTTAGGACACCTATTAAGAAGTGCAATTAATGAACCAGCAGCAGCTACCCCGGCAGGTACAGCAGAAACCGAGATAGAGGATTGCGAAGATAAATGGGATGAGTCAGTAAACGGTGGAGTAATATCTGAGGTAGATGCAAGCGATTATAAAAAAGGAACTAAATCGGTAAAATTGCGGGTTACTTCCGGAGTAACAGCGGGGACTATTTTAGCCACCGAAGCAATTGCTTCTAATAATATGACCGCTTCAACTCATATAAAATTATGGATTAAATGCTCGGTTGAAACTGCCTTAGGAGGTTTACAGTTCTTACTCGATGATACACCTAATTGTGCCACACCGCTTGAAAATTTAGATATCCCGGCTTTAACCGCTGGAGTATGGAAAGAGGTAACTTTAACCATTGTTACCCCAGCAGGATTGACCGCTGTAATCAGTATGGGCTTAAAATATGTAACTGATATTGGGGAATGTATTATTAATCTTGATTTTGTTAGAAAGATAACCACTACCAATGCCACCAATGCTAAACAGCATATCTTCATCCCCAGACAGGCTACTGATTTTCATGCAGATTGTCCGATTAATCCCTATACTTTAGAGGTTTACCGGGATCAAGGGGATGCCTTCCAGTTTTTAGGGGCAATAGTGAATACACTGGCCTTAAATTTCTCTACTACTGATAAAATTTTAAAGGCTACTAATGGAATCATTGCTAAGAATTTGGGCGATACACCAAAGACCGGTTTATCACTTGAAACTACCAATCCTTTTACCTGGGAACAGGCAGTTATTAAAATAGGTGGAACAGCAGAAGGAAATATCAATAATGATCTGGAAAGTTTCGGGATAAATTATGACAATAAATGTGTAGGAAAATATGCCCTAAATAATACCGCTATTCTCAGGAAGATTGTTCGGAGTGGCTTTAGGACTATTCCAGTCAATTTCAACATCGATTTTGTAGATCGGACTGAATACAATAAATTTATAAATGGAATTGAGCAGTCCTTCCAGGTTAAATTTGTAGGGGCGGAATGTGAAACCGGATATTACTATACCTTGCAAATTGACATACCTAAACTTAGATACCTGACCTATCCGGTTAATATGGGTGGACCAGGGCCGATAGTTTGTGGAGTTACCGGTAAGGCCAAATACGATGCAAGTTTAGGATATCCTTATAAAATTACCCTGATAAACTTAGAGCCAGAATATTAAGGTAAAAGATATTAGTTAGGATAAAATTTCATTAAATAGGGTATAAATTGACACGATTCAGGGGTATCTTGAGAGAATTATCTAATAATAAGGAAGGAATATTATGCCTAAAAATAAAGAAGTTAAAAAATCAAATATTATTGGTGGAGATAAAAGTTATAATCCAAATGTTACCGAAGAGGAAGTTTTTACTTCTCCAGTTAAAATAGGGAATAAAGAGTATATCATTAAACCTCTTTCCATGCTGGATATCAAGAAATTAAATATAGAAAAAAAGAAAGTAAAAAATGAAGATGAAATAACGGTTTATGATTATAGTTTCTACACTTTATTGCATGTAATTAAGAAGTTTAATCCGGAAGCAAAAGATTTAACCGTAGATGATTTTGAAGATATGATTGATGTTGATGATTTTGAAAGAGTGCAAAAAGCGATTGTGCAAATATCTGGATTAAAAAAATATTTCAAGCCGGGGGATTCCGGGAAATAGTGAAAGTCTTATCCTTTGCCTATGCTTATGGGTATAGGGATATCCTGGCAATTCCCCTTAACGATCTAGACTGGATAATGGAAGATGCTTTAAAAATTTATGAGCTAAAAATGATTTTTTATAAAGCAGTTTTGAAATTTATGGGGGTGAATTAATAGATTGGCTGATATTTGGGTTAATATTTTAGGTGACGCTTCAAAATTAAAAGGTGAACTTGATAAAGCCAGCGGGCATGTGAGTAATTTTTCTGAAAAGATAGGTTCTATCGGTAAAATTGCTACTATTGCCGGGACTGCAATTACTGGTATTTTTACTGCTATTGTGCTTAAGACTGCTCAAGTTGGAGACCAATTTAATGATATGAGCTTGAGGACTGGGGTAACAGTTGAAGATTTATCAACCCTTGATTATGCTTGTAGACAAAATGGGACAAGTATAGAAACATTAGAAACGGGATTAAAATTTTTGACTAGAGCGATGGATGATACCTCCAAAGGAACGGGAACAGCTAAAGATACCTTTGCAGCATTAGGAATAGAAGTTGTTGATGCGGAAGGAAATTTGAGACCTGTCACTGAGGTAATGAAAGATGTCGCTACTAAAATGTCTGAAATAAAAAATCCCGCTGAACAGGCTGCTCTTGCTATGGAATTATTTGGAGCAAGAAGTGGGACAGAATTAGTTCCTCTACTTAAAGAAGGTGGAGATGCTATAACAGGATATCAGGGGAAAGCTAAAGATTTAAATATAGAAATATCTACCAAATCAGCACAGGCAGCTGATGAATTTAAAGATAAAATGAGTGATTTAACTGGAAGTTTAGCCGGGGCAGGAAGGACTATTGGAGATGTTTTAATTCCAGCAATTATTCCCTTAATTGAAAAAGCTACCGAAATAGTAGGTAAAATTTCACTTTGGGCAGAAGAAAATCCCAGATTAGTTGAAACTATTACCAAAATTGGTGCAACGGTAGGAATTGTGTTTGGAGTAGCCGGACCAATATTAATGGCGGCTTCTACTATTAGTAAATTAGTTGCAACTACCGGCCCTTTGGGTTTATTAATTCTCGCAATTACTGCAGTAGTTTTGATTTGGAAAAATTGGGATGAAATAGTAGCCTTTGTCAAGGATTGGTATGAAAAAATAATAGGATTTCTCACCGATCTTAAAGATATGGCAATATTAAAAGTTCAAGAGATGATAGATTGGATAGTTCAAAAGTTTGAAGATTTAGCTAATCTACCTAAAAAGATGCTGGACTGGGGTAAAAATGCAGTTTCAGGGTTTGCTGATGGAATTAAATCTAAAGTAGGCGATATAGGCGAAGCCTGTAAAAGTGTCGGTAATAAGGTTAAAAATTTCTTTGGCTTTGAATCACCACCAATAGAAGGACCGCTTTCTACTTCTGACCAATGGATGCCTAATATGATGACTATGTTCGGAGATGGTATTTATAATAACATGGATTTAGTATTGGAACCTTTAAAATATACTGGCGAGAAGATGGAAGAAACTGTCGATGATACCACTTCTGCTATTGGTGATCTTATATCTGACTTAAAAACTGCTATGCAAAGTGGGTTAAGTAGTGCTTTTTATAATATACTTTCAGGGTCTAAAACCTTTGGGGAAGCCATGAAAGACCTCTGGAAAAGCATAATAGATGCTATTCTTCAGCAAATAGCTAAACTTGCAGCTTCCTGGGTAATTAAATTAGTCTTTGGTGCTATTGGGTTTGATATGGGCGGTATAGTTAAAGAATTTCAATCTGGCGGAGAAGTGAAAAAGTTTCAATTTGGTGGAATGGCCGATACGGTAATGGCAAAATTGGATATCGGAGAATATGTGATATCTAAGCCTATGACAGATTTTATCAGGAGATTTAAAGCGATCCCTCAAGATTTAATTAGTGCCATTGCTGGGGGTTTACCCACTCCGGTCCCTGCTTTTGCTGGTGGTGGATCAGTAGGGACTCCGAATATTACTGCGTCAAGTTTTGGTGAAACTAAAATATATATCGATATCCATGATAACAGGATTTCTGACAATGTAGATATTAAGAGATTGGCGGTAACCATAAGTGATGAGGTATTAAGAAAAATAGAATTAAAGAGGAGATACTAAATTGGGGATAACAGTTAAAATCGGTGGGGTGGATAAAACCGAATATGTGGATGCCCGGACCCTTAGCATAAGGGATGAGCTAACCAGTAAAGTTAATTCTGCTTCCTTTGATTTTATCTGTAATGATATAGCTATTGCCCCCATTCCTGGTGAAGCAGTTTTAATCGAAGAAGGGTCTAATAAACTATTTTCAGGAAGGATCTTATCCAAAGAAGAAAGTTTTTTGCCTCCTAATCTTTTGAAATATCCGGTTGAATGTATAGATCATACCCGGGATTTAGATAAAAAATTAGTATCTGAATCCTATAAAAACCAAAAAGCCGGGGATATTTATAAACATATAATCGATAATTATACTACTGGTTTTACTTATAATAATGTCAGTGATGGCCCCATTATAAGCGAAATAGCCTTCGATTTTGTGCAAGTATCAGAAGTCCTAACCAAAATAGCTGAGATTTGCGGTTATGAGTGGTATGTGGATTATGACCAGGATATCCATTTCTTTGCTAAAAATACTTATCCGGCACCTTTCCAGCTTGACGATGATCAGGTAAATTATAAAGATTTAATAATTAATACTAATATATCTCAATTAAGGAATAGGATATATGTAAAATCTTCAGCATTAGAAGATACTTTTGGAGAAATATTTATTTATGATGGTGTGGCTACGGAGTGGACTTGTAAATTTGCACCTATTAACCGGGGGCGTGAAAAATTACCAGATCCTGACCCTAAACCAACACATGGGGTTTGGAGATGCGATTTTTCTCATAATGATATCTATTTGGCAGTACCTTATGAAAAAGTGGTTTATGCAGATAAAGGTATTTATATCTATAAAAGAGAAGGGGATTCGTTTAAAAGGTTAAACTTTCCTAACGTTATCCCTAATGACGATGGACATGATACATCTTTCTCTCCTGATTCTACTTACTTGGCAGTAGTACATGATAGTACACCATACGTGATGATTTATAAAAGAGCAGAAGATACCTTCACCAAATTAACTAACCCCAATATATTGCCTACCGGAACAGGCTGGGGCTGTGATTTTTCTCCCGATGGCGTTTATTTAGCAATAGCTCACAATACTTCACCTTATATTACAATTTATAAAAGAAGTGGAGATACTTTTACTAAACTTGCCAATCCTACCGGTTTACCCACTGGGGATGGTTACGGATGTAAATTTTCTCCTGACGGTGTTTATTTGGCGGTGGCTCATAATACTACCCCATTTATTACCATATATAAACGTGATGGCGATACTTTTACCAAATTAAATAACCCTGCAAGTTTACCTACTGGATGGGGACTTAATATAGCTTGGACACCTGATTCTATCTATTTAGCAGTAGGACATGATGTATCACCTTTTATTACGGTATATAAACGAGCAGGTGACGTATTTACTAAAATAGCTGATCCTGCTGAACTACCTACCGGTCCCAGTTATGGTGTAGATTTCTCTCCTGATGGGATACAATTAGCAGTCGCTCATTCTACCACACCTTTTGTAACTATCTATACTCGTACGGGAGATATTTTAGGTAAACAGGTTGATCCTACCGATTTACCTACTGGAAATGGTAGGGGAGCGATATATTCTCATAATGGTAAATATTTAGTAATAGGTTATTTTTCTGACCCTAATATTATTATATATAAACAATCTTCTCCTATTATAAAAGTGGATGGAGTAATTAAAACAATCGGTTGGGATGAAGTAGATAACCCACTTTATTATGATTTTATGTTAAACGAAAAAACGAAAGTATTGTCCATTGGGGCAGCAGGTACTCAAATGATTGATGTGGGGACTTTAGTAAGTGGTTCAGCAGTAGTTGGATATCCAAATCTTACCCATGTAAACAAAAGTAACCCGGCTAATGTAACCGGAAAGATCACCCGGATAGAAATATGGGCATATACAAATTTATCTAATTGTAAAGTGGCCACTTTTTATCGTCCTGATCCAGTAGGATTTCCTAATAACCTTTCCACCAGGGATATAGAAATTATTGGCACTGTAATCTCAGGTTCAAAACAAATCTTTGAAGTTGATTTAGAGGTGGTAGAGGGTGATTGTATAGGCATTTATTTTACCGCTGGTTATCTTTGTGCTGCTGAGGGATATAATGGTAGATGGTATCACTATGGAGATAAAATTCCCTGTACAAATCAAATTTTTACAGTCAGTGAAACTGATACGGTAAGTATTTATGGCACAGGAAGCGTTGGAGAAGGAGAACTAACTATAGGAAGTGAATTGCTGGTTGGTTATACTACTTTCGGAGTACCCATTTCTTTTAAACGAGAAGATCAAGATTCTATAGATAAAGTTTCCGCTATTGAAGGTGGGGACGGTATTATTGAATTTTGCTTGGTGGATAATAATATTGATAGTATAGCTTGGGCCAATGATGCGGCTAAAGCAGACCTATTGCAGAATGCTAATCCGATTATTCAAGGGACTTTTATAACTAATAGGAGCGATATCTGGAGCGGTCAGATAATAACCTTAAATTCTACAAAGAGAAATATTAACCAACAATTTATCATACAAAAAATTGAATTAATAAGGGTTGATGTAATTACTGAGTGGCCTACCATACCCTATAAACCTGCTGATGAGGCAGTAATAGGATATAAACCTGCCAGTGAAGCAGAGAAGGGATATAGGGCTGCCGGGGATAGTGGCGGGATCATATATTATATTTTCAATGTCACTATCGCAAATAAGTTTAGAAAATTGGAGGATCTGTTTATCTATTTATTAAACCGGACTGATGAGAGCTTAAAGTAATTGCAAAACATAAGAAAAAGATTTATAATTTTATTGGAACTTCCCTTTGCTTATATCGTATTATATATTGGGAGTATAAAGATAATTTTAGGGGGTATGAGCAATGAAAAGGAAAGTTAAGAAAATTTTGTTAGTGGTCCTTGTCGTACTTTTAATTTCAATACTAGTGGGTTGCAGTCCTCATTTTATTGATGGAGAAGATGAGGAAGATCTTATAGAACAGATAGTTTGTAATTATTGGCTGGCAATAATGAATAGGCAATATGAATTGGCTAAATGGAATTGCATCCCCGGCGGAGTCTGGGATCATAAGACCGATGAATTGGAAGAATGTATTAATACTAATTCTGAAGGTGAGGCTTCGGTAATGGTTTATTTTACTTACCCTTATTTTACTAAAAAAACCGAGATAATTGGAGATACTGCATTTGCGTATACAGGAGTTCCTATTGATAAAATACCTTTTCCTGGTAGTAGTGAGATAATTGGTATTGGTTTAGCGGAAATTGACAACGATTATGAAATGGAATTGATTAAGGAAACCCCATTTGAGGGTTGGAAACTCAAATAAAATTTAAAAAAGAATAATTTAAATGGGGTATATAAGCAATGAAAAGAAAAGTTTTAATATCGTTCTTTGTCGTACTTTTAATTTTAGCCTTAACCGGTTGCGGGGTTACTCCGGAATTAACTACTGATAAGTCCCTGGCAGAAGAAGCAGTTTATAATTACTGGCAGGCAATCATTAACCGGCAATATGGATTGGCTGAATGTTATTGTATAATTGGCGGAATTTGGGATAACAAGGTTGATGAATGGGAAGAATATATCAATATTAATTCTGAAGATGTGTGTTCCTTCCTACTGATTTTTCTCGATGATTTTTATAAACCGACTGAGGTAATTGGAGATACTGCTATTGTATATGTAAGAATTATTGCCGATAAAATAGTTGTTCCCTGTAAAAAAATGGATGAAGATGGAATAGATATTATTGATATCTTTGAATACGAAACAGAATTGATTAAGCCAAATTACCCATACGGAGACTGGGAACTTAAATAAATTTTAAAAATTAAATAAACTTAGAGCTCCATTTTTTAGAGAGCCAGATTTTAAAAAGGTTTTTGACCTTTTAGATCTGGCTTTTTTTATTAAATAAATAGGGCTTCACGAAATTAAAAGTTTGTAAGAAAACTTTTAACAAACCGAATTCTTTTTGGTTCTTTGACAAAAGAGGCAAAATAAGCAACCGCTAAAACAGTAATATGAGCGATAGTACAAAG